TGTCAATCATGTAGGATCTCGATTGCAGGAGGAGGCGGATATCCGTCTTACATACGGCGTGGGTAAAGTTAAGAGGATCAAACGAAAATATATACTCCTTAGCGGGCGAATTCCAAATCATGTGAAGTTCGTCGTGCATAATAACACACTAGTGAACGTGATGCGGGCTCTCATTGAGCGCGTGTTCTATGTAGAGCAAACAAATGGCGACGTAAAGACGTTAGTTGCAGCACCAACAACAACGCGTGCTTGGTTCAACGGCCAGATGAGTGAATTTAGTCAAAAGTTGCGTAGTGAACTTCCATATGTGAAGCGGATGTGTCTCCAGGAGTTTGTGGAGACTTCCCCAAAACACAAGGTTGGCGTCTACCGACATGCGATGAAAACTTATTTGAAGGAAGGACTATCACCGCGAGAAGCTAAAGTGACTGCATTCGTCAAAGCTGACAAAGATCGTGTTGACATCAAAAGCGATCCAGCACCCCGTATTATCCAACCACGTGGGACTATCTTTAACCTCATTTTTGGCTGTTTCATTCGGCCAGCCGAGAAAGTAATATACAAGGCAATTGATGAGGTGTTTGGGAGGCCCACGGTGTGTTGTGGTCAGAATGCAGAGCAGATGGCTGCGATGCTTCGAGGTGCTTGGGACGAGTTGACTGACCCAGTAGCGATATCACTGGATCTGTCACGCATGGATCAACACATCTCCGTACCCGCTCTGAGGTGGGAACATGGGTTCTATCGTCACATCTACGCTAACGATACTTGCTACTCAACCCTTGACTGGTGCCTACAAAGCACTATCAAAAATGAGGGTCGTGTATACACGACCGACTCTAATGGACAACCAGTCAAGGTGAAGTATGAAAAGACCGGAAGCAGAATGAGTGGTGACATGAACACTTCACTCGGTAACAAGATCATCATGTGCGGCCTAATTTATTCTTATTATAAGGCCGTGTGTGGTTTTCAACCGCGTGTCGATTTCAACGTTGTGGACAATGGAGACGACTGTGTAGTTGTGTTGTCTGGCGAAGCATATCGCAGACACCAGCAGGATAGCGGCACGTCGTACTCCACCGTGGAACATTGGTTTCTTTCCATGGGCTTCACGTTGAAAGTTGAAGGGACAGTACGTCAATTCAACCACATCGAGTTCTGCCAAACACAACCATGCTTCATAGATGGCAGATGGATCATGGTCAGAGGACTTAAAGCACTCGCCAAGGACGGCGTGTGCTTGAAACCACTTAATGTCTTGGACAAGTGGATTTCACAGGTCAAGGGAGGAGGGTTGGCTACTTACGGAAGCGTGCCAATATACTCGGCGTATTTTGAGTCATTGCCAGGGAGAGAGGCTAGCGACAGGGACTTGCTAAAAGGAACAGGAATGTACTACTTGAGTAAGGGTATGAACAGTGCTCGTACCGTTACTCCTCAGAACAGATATGAGTTTTGGGACACTTTCGGGGTAACACCGCGGGAGCAGGAAGTGATCGAGCAAGTATATTTGAACCTTAAGAAAGGCGAGGTGAGCCCCATCGAGTTGCAGCCTTTAGTATTACCGCTCCCGGTAATATAAAACATCTGACTTATATTACAACAAATGCCGAACGGAACACGTCGCGCAAACGGAAGTCGCAAGGCGACTAAGCAGTCTGCTGGGACTGCTAAACAAAACCAGCAAAACGGTGGGACAATGATCAAGAAGATCGACCAACTGTTGTCGAGAATTCCACGTGGGACGTTCGCAACTGTGGGAGGAGCGCTTGGTGGTCCGACGGGAGCTATGATCGGGAAGGGGATTTCAACCCTGACCGGTTATGGCGACTACAACGTCCGCACAAACTCACTTATGAACCGTACAGTGATAGGTGAAATGGCTGACCAGGTGCCTATGTTTAAACAACAGGGAGCAGACACCCGGCTCAAACATTGTGAGTATGTGGGCGACGTTGTCGTACCCGCCAATCAGTATGACTACCATGTACAGACATTCGACATCGACCCAACTAACGTTGGAACCTTTCCATGGCTCGCCAGTGTAGCACAGAAGTATCAACGCTACAAGGTTAAGGGCATGGTGATCGGCTTTAGGAGCACGTCCACTGATTATCAGAACAGTGGCGTTGTTGCAATTGCCGTAAACTATGACCCTGCCGAACAGAGTTACGAGTCAATGGAGGGTTTGCTCAACACGAAGTTCGCTGTGAGTACTAAACCCAGCACTTCGATGTTGGCACCGGTGGAGTGTGACCCTTCTCGTTCACCGCTTGACGGATACTACGTCAAGCATGTAACATCCTTGGACGATAACGACGCTACCCGACGCCAGACGATCATGGGCACTATCAATGTGGCCACGTCTGGCTTGACGTTAGCGCCGGGCACTTCACTCGGCCAGCTGTACATTTCGTACGATATTGAGTTTCTCTACCCGTACCTACACAAGAAGCAGCTTGGAGAACTTGTTACTGGTGGCGGTGCTCTTGGCATCGTCAACTACAATAGTGCAGCCACCTTTAACACCGACTTCAACAACAAAGCTTATGGCGTGTTGAAGGCTTATGGAACCGGAGCTGAACCAACCAAGGTGTTGGCAATTTACAAGGCCAGCCCTACCGCTACTGTACTCCCCGCTAATGTCCCATCTTGGCTAGGATTCGTCATGCCAGTTGGGACATGGGTGTTGCAGTATTCGGAGGGACCATGGTTGGGTCAGGGCGGCTCAGGCAATTTGAGCGCTGGCACTGCGCCGGTCCACTACGGATCGTTTGGGAGTGCCATCACGCTTTCTGAGCCTGCCGAAGAGTACTTCAACGCTGCCTGCTCCTTTGGGCAATACACTATTGTGGTTGCGCCTGGTACGGAGGACAGCAGGACCATCTACCCAGCTGCACAAGTTGGGCGTGTGCTTACTGCGTCCAACTCCTACATCAACATTGGTTTCTGGGCACTCAAAATCGACACTTGATCATATTAACATCAACTTCTGGGCAAACACATTGCTGTTTGATCTCCTGCTACGGCGGTGTAGAACACAGCAATATCTCTGTTTGTCTGGAACAAAACAAAATCCAGTGGCTAGGGTCCACGTTTACGTGTAGCACCACTGGGAAACAAAAATATTGCATGCGAACGCGTTTATATATCGTTTTATAAACTATGTAATTGCCTGACGTTTGGTTCATCCTGAGATGTGGTGTCACGCCCACAGACCTTCCGTCAAGGATCATGACGGTGAGTGGAGTCGTTTTACGGATTCAGCTGAAAATGTGGTTTGCGCCCACAAATTCGTCGAACTATGACTCTAAGCTAGCATATGGTTATTGCATGATGAAAGACTTTGGTTCTGTCATCGCTGTAGCATAGGATTTGGTGGCTGTTGTAACTGACTGGGCGTTTCTATGACGCTCGTGTAGTTGACAAACGACTAAGGACACACACCCTATTTCATCAGGTGTGCTATGGTGGCTATGAGGTAAAAATTTCCCTTGAGGTTCTCGCCACGTCCTACAAAACTGAAAGTCGAATGAAGACGTAAAGAGCTGAGATAAAGACCAGCGTTCTCCAGAAAGAAACAGCAGATGTAGCCAGATACCGACCGCGCGGCGGAAAAAGAAACAGAAGAAACTAGTAATCGTGAGCCGGACCGAAAGGGGGCCTTACCGGTAAACAATAACCCTCCC